ATAATCATTATAGTTCATATCACGAATCAGATGCTGATGGTATGGGTGGAGGTCAAGAGTTAGAACTTGCAATAAGTAAAATAGCTAAATGGTATAATGCTTTTCCTAAAGCACACGTTACAATAGGAAATCACGATAGACTTATAATGCGTAAAGCACAAACAAGTGCTGTGCCAAAAAAATGGATAAAGGCTTACAAAGATGTGCTTGAAGTACCTGAATGGAAATTTGTTGATAGAGTTGTTATTGATGGTGTGCAATATATACACGGTGAAGCTGGTACTGCACGTATGAAATGTAGGGCAGATATGCAAAGCACTATACAAGGGCATTTACACACACAATGTTACACAGAGTGGTATGTAGGTCAAAATTTTAAAGTCTTTGGAACACAAATAGGTTGTGGTATAGATGCAACTGCTTACGCTATGGCATACGCTAAAAGAGGTAAAAAACCAGCTATTGCTTGTGCAGTAGTTTTAGGAGGGCATACAGTAATTAATGAACTAATGGAATTATGAAAAATAAAAAATACACAACTAAAGAAAGGTTTAAGATACTAGAAGCAACAGTAGCTACTTTATATGTAGCAATAGAAAAGCAATCCAAAAAAATTGATGCAATAGATAAATTTCTTACTAAAGCTACAAAAGATTATAAAGAATAATTTTTTTTATAAACAAAATTGTTTATATTTATATATTATTAATTTTAAAATAAAACAATGAAAACTAAAGAAAATTTAAATCCATTACAAGAAAATTATTTAGAATATGTAAAATTATTACAATCATTAAATTGCCCAACAGATTTATTTGATGATTTATATAAAGAAAATTTTAACTCTAAATAACAAAACAATGAAAAAAGAAGTAACAGTACAATATGATGACATAGTCTTGGTTGTCGTTGGCGAATTTAACAAAGGACAAAATGGTAATTATGATTATCCAAGCTATAGTAGTTATTTTGATTGTCATCAAGTGCTATGTGGAGGACAAGACATTATAGATATATTAGGTCAAGATGTTATTGAAAATTTAGAAGAACAAGCTAACGATATAATAGAAGACCTATGATAGTTTTATTTGATGCAGATAGTTTGGTATATTCCTCTTGTTGCAATGTAGAAACAATAGAGGAAGCCATAGGTAAATTTGATGAGGTATTTATGTCAATTGCAAATAGGTTGGAAGATAATTATGATGTAAAAGAGTATATATTTTTTAATAATAGTAGAGGTAATTTTAGAAAAGTACTAGATAAAAACTATAAAGCAAACAGATTAAATGTAGAATTACCACCATTATTAAATGAGATGCACGAATTGGTAACTGTTTTATATGATAGCAAAAAAGCTTATGGAATGGAAACAGATGATATTGTTGCAAAGTATTGGTATAAATTATCTAATGAATTTGGTAGAGATAATGTTTTAATAATATCTATTGACAAAGACTATAAACAATTACCAGCTTTAATATATAATTACCATTATAAACACAGATGTATATATGATATAAGCGAAAAACAAGCTTTATATAATTTTTATGAGCAAATGATAATTGGAGATGGTGCAGACAATGTTAATTATTGTAAGGGTTACGGAAAGGTATATGCAAGTAAAATATTTAATGGTTGCAAAACACATTACCAATTTACTAAAAAGACATATGAATTATTTAGAAAAATATACAAATCAAAAGCAAAATTAAAATACATACAATGCTATAACTTATTAAGGCTACAACTTGAGTAAAGGTTTAAAAAATGAAATTATAAGAGAATATCACGAACTTACATTATATGAATTTGAGAATGGATTGTCTATTGAGGACATACAATTTATGTTAGATGAGTATCAAGATAAAGAAATGTATTTAGAATGTGCTGGAATACATACAGCAATAGAATGGATAAAATTTAATATATTAACTAATGTTATAAAAATAATTGATAAAACAAATACACAAATTAAAATAACAAATTATGATAATGGAAACAATAAAAAAGGTAATTGAAAAACAAACAAATTTATCTTTAAATGAGCGGTCAAGAAAAAGAGAATACCTTTTTGCAAGAGCTTTATACTATAAGTTATGTAAAGAGGAAACAGCATATTCATTGCAAAAAATTGGAGCATCTTTAGGCTTTAGTCACGCAAACGTAATGCATAGCATAAATAAAATATATCCAGAGATAAAAGAATATGATACTGATTCTTATTATGCATATTTAAAATGTAAAAAATTAACCAAAGAGTTAAAAAAACAACAATTTGATTTGTTAAATAATGCAATTAACGATTAACAAATAATTAATATAACTGTTTATTAAAAAACACATATGATAGAAAAAGTTAAAATTAATCAAATACACAGAAACCCTAATAATCCTAGATTAATTAGAGATGATAGATTTAAAAAATTAGTTAAATCAATTATAGAGTTTCCAGAAATGTTAAAACTTAGACCAATTGTTGTTGATGAAAAAAATGTTATACTTGGGGGCAACATGAGATATAAGGCTTGTCAACAAATAGGCTTAAAAGAAGTGTATATAATTAAAGCTAAAAATTTAACAGAAAAAAAAAGAAAACAATTTGTAATAAAAGATAATGTAGGGTTTGGAGAATGGGAATGGGATATGTTAAGTAACGAATGGAACTCTAGCGAATTAGAGGACTGGGGTTTAGATGTATGGCAAAACCCAGATGATGTAGTTGCTATGGTTAATAAAGGAGATGAGTATTCTGAATGGGTAGGAATGCCAGAATTTGAATCCAAAGAAGATGCAATTAAAGTTGTGGTTAATTTTTTAAATGAAAAAGATAGAGATGAGTTTGTAAAAAAATATGAATTAAAACTCTTATCGCAAAAAGAAGGTAGCAGAACTTGGAGTGCAAATTATCCATTTAGAGAAAGAAAGAACTTAAGCTCTTTGTCTTATGAATAAATATCCAATATGTATTGTATCAAAAGATAGACCAGAAATTTGTAAGACACACACTTTGTTAGAGTATTCAAATATAAAATATTTTTATATGGTTGAACCTCAAGACTATAACAGTTATGTAAATAGATTTGGTAAAGACAAAGTTGTTGATATAAAGGAAAATGATAAAGGTATTTATTATGTAAGAAATTTTTGTATTGAATGGTCAAAAAAAAATGGTTATAGTAAACATTGGCAAGTTGATGATGATTTAAATTCTTTACATTATAGAGAAATGGATGTTACAAGAGGCTTACGAAATACAGAAAAAATTATTGAACCATTAGATATGTTACTTTACATAGAAGAAATAGCAGACAGGTGCGTAAATTATGGTGCTGGGTGTTTAACACACGATGGCTTTGCTTTTGCAAAGAAAAAAGATATTGATATTAATAAAATGATTTATTGTTTTCAGTTGATAAATAACTCTATAAAAAGCAGATACCAACCAAATACTTCTGAGGATGTGGATTTTAGTGTAAGAGTATTAAAAGAAGGTTATGTTACAATGGTGTTTAATAAATATAGTTTTAGAACTCCTAGTTCTGGCAGTATAAAAGGTGGATGTAATTCATCAATAGATTATAAAAAAAGAGGTAACATTGATGGCAGAAAGTTAAGAAATTTAAAATTATGTGAGACTTACCCTCAATGGTTTGTGGAATATACTAAAAAAGGTCAATCAGAAATAAAACCTTCAAAAATATGGAAATCATTTAAACAAATACCATTAATGAAAAAATGAAAAATAAATATCCTGTATATATAATATCCAAAGGCAGATGGAAGAATCCATTAACAGCAAAGTTTTTTAAAAAAGATGGTACTGATTTTAAAATAGTTGTAGAGCCACAGGAATATGATAAGTATTGTGAATCAATTGGAGAAAAGTATGTAATGAAATTACCTTTTTCTAATTTAGGTGTAGGCTCATATCCAGCTAGAAATTTTTGTTGGGAAAATAGCATAGAAAATGGACACGATAGACACTGGGTGTTTGATGATAATATATGTAGAATAAGAAGAGTATTAAAAGGTAATAAAATACCTTGTAACTCTACCAAAGCAATAAGTATACTAGAGGAATTTACAGACAGATATACTAATATAGGAATAACTGGCTTTAATTATTCTACATTTGTTGTGCCAGGAACATCAGACAAAAAACCTTTTTATTTAAATACACATAGTTATAGTGCAATGCTTATGCGAAATGATATGCCTTATAGATGGCGATTAAAGTATAATGAAGATGTAGATTTGTGTTTACAGGTATTAAGTAATAAATTATGTGTAGTATCTTTTAATGCGTTTACAATAGATAAAACAAGTACAGTTGCTAAAATGAAAGGTGGTAACCAAGATGAATTATATAAAGGCAATGCATATGAAAAGAAAGTATTAAAGGCTAGAAGTTTGGAAGAAATATGGCCAGAGTATTGTAAAACAATAATACGATTTAATAGACCTCATCATTATGTAGATTGGAAAGGTAATTTTCATCATCAATTAATACGCAGAGATGATATTGATTGGGATAAAATAGAAAACAAAAAACATAATTTAAAACTAACCAAAGTAAAAGAATTAAAAACTAAAGCATTAAAAGACTTTTATAAAAACAATAAATGAAAGATATACTAATAACAGGAGGTGCTGGATTTATAGGCACTAATTTAATACACCATTTACTAGATAATAATATAGTAGAAGCAAGAAACATATTTGTAATAGATAATTTTTATACTGGAGAAGAAAGGAATCAAATAAATGGAGTTAATTATATTAAAGGCGACACTTGGGATATAGAAACTTTAGTGCATCCATACGCAACATTTGACACATTATTTCATTTTGGAGAATACTCAAGAATTAGTACGTCATTCGTTGATATAGATTATGTAATGAAAAGTAATCTTTATGGCACAAGTAAAGTAATAGAATATTGTAAAAAGAAAAATATAAAATTAATTTATTCAGCATCATCTTCTAAATTCGGAGATAAAGAAAACTTAAGTCCTTATGCTTGGACAAAATCAAAAGCAGTAGAGTTAATAAAGAATTATAATAAATGGTATGGATTATCCTATGAAATATGTTACTTCTTTAATGTATATGGTAAATACCAAATAACAACAGGAAATTATGCTACTGTAATAGGTATATTTGAAAATCAGATATTAAAAAGAGAAACATTGAGTGTTGTAAAACCAGGGGTGCAATCCAGATGCTTTACACACGTTGATGATGTTATTAATGGAGTTGTTAAGGCAGTAAAACATAATAGCAATCACGAATGGTATTTCCAAAACCCAAAAGCATATAGCATAATTCAAGTAGCAAATATGTTTAATCAAGATTGGAAATTTGTAGATGAAAGAAAAGGAGAAAGGTTTTGTTCCCCTACTATAGAAAATGATACCAAAGAATTATTAGACTGGGAAGCAAAAATAGAGTTAAAAGATTATATAAATACAGTGAAATAACAATGAGCAAACTAGACAATTTAAAGCCTTTTAAAAAAGGAGAGAGTGGTAACCCTAATGGAAGACCTAAAGGCAGCTTAAATCGAAGCACAGTAGCCAAAAAATGGCTATCAACCAATCAAGAGTATAAGAACCCACTAACAAGTGAGAGCGAAAAACTATCACAAGAAGATATAATGACACTTGCTTTAATAAACAAAGCACGTAAGGGAGATGTAGCTGCATATAAAGCCTTAATGGATAGTGGTTATGGTAATCCAAAAGATTCATTAGACGTAACAATGGCAGAGGATAATAATATTGATTTTAAAGAACTAATTGAAGCTATTAAACATAAATCCTAAATTTCTACCTTTTAATGAGGTGGATTCAAGATACTTTATTTACACAGGTGGTAGAGGTTCTGGCAAATCATATGCTGTAGCTGGTGCATTGGTGTATATGAGCCTTACTCAGAATCAAACTATTTTATTTACAAGATTTACATTAAGGTCTGCATCTATATCTATTATACCAGAATTTAAAGACAAGCTAGAAACAATGGGCATATCGCATTGGTTCAAGATAACAAGAGATGAGATAATAAATACTATTACAGGTTCAAAGATATTATTTAGAGGTATTAAAACCTCATCAGGAGACCAGACAGCAAATCTTAAATCATTGCAAGGAATTACAACTTGGGTTATGGATGAGGCAGAAGAATTGGTTGATGAAAGTATATTTGATAAAATAGATTTATCTGTAAGAGAAAAACAAGCAGACAATAGAGTAATATTAATATTAAATCCATCTACAAAAGAGCATTGGATATACCAAAGGTTTTTTGAAACCAAAGGAATAAAAGCTGGGGAAAGCATAACCAAGAATGATGTTACTTATATACACTCTACATACCTAGATAACCTAGAACATTTATCAGAAAGTTATCTTTCAAGGATTAAAGAAATGAAAGAACATAGACCATCAAAGTATAAACATCAAATATTAGGTGGGTGGTTAGAAAAAGCAGAGGGTGTTATATTTACCAATTGGTCATTAGGAGAATTTAAGGAAGTAGGTAAATCTGTATTCGGACAAGATTATGGATTCAGTAATGACCCTACAACGCTATTAGAAACAAGTATAGACAAGAACAACAGAAAGATATATATTAAATTACATTTTTGCCAACCCGGTCTTACAACGTCTGAAATTAATGTATTAAATAAAAAATTTGCTGGAGATAGTTTAATAATAGGAGATAGTGCAGAGCCAAGACTTATAAATGAATTAGCAAGAACCTGTAATATGTTACCAGCTATTAAAGGTCAAGGTAGTGTAGTATTTGGTATATCACTATTACAAGATTATGATTTAATTATTGACCCAAATAGTATTGATTTAATTAAAGAGTTAAATAATTACTCTTGGTTAGAAAAGAAATCACAAACACCAATAGATAAGTTTAATCATTGCATAGATGCTATACGTTATGCTGTATCTTATCAGTTAGAGAATCCAACACGAGGAGATTACTTTATATATTAATTACAAAACTTTTATCATTTTATTTTGAGTTATAAACATTTTTGTTTATATTTATATATTATTAATTACTAAAAAACCAAAAAAAATGGAAAACACTTACAAAGTATTAATTAACACTAATGACAAACAAATGGATAAAATGTCCTTATTACAATTACATAATATTATATCTGATTTAGAAAAAGCTATAAACTATGCAGATTTTAGAATTTCTTATAAAATAAATAGAGGACAAAAATAATAACAATAGGGGTGTAAAAACCCCTTTAAAAATAAAACAATGATACAATTTAATAAATATGATTTTATAAGTGATTTAAAAGATTCAATCGGTGAATTTATAGAAGATTCACAATTTGAGGATGACCAAGACATATCGGATGATGTTTGGCAATTTATACACGAACAAATAGAAAATGAAATAATTTACTATTATGATTGTTGGCGAATATGTATGAAAGAAGGTTGTTCAGATTTCTTTATAGAACAAACAGGAGAAACAGCCAAAAATATTACAGAACTTGCTTACTGGACTTTATTAACTATAGTTGAAGAAAGTAT